GCTAGAAACTTGTGTAGTAATAGAATCATAAACACCTTCACTAAGGAAATTTACCATTTTATCTACTTCTTCTTTAATAGTTTTGTACTGAGAAGGGTATTTTGTACGTAAATGTGTGCGATATTTATTAAAAGCATCTTTAACTTTATCAACTAACTCAGGAAACTTCTGATCATTTGATACTTGTTTAGCTGTTTGTAGTTGTTTAAATGAAAGATAAGCTGATTTTAGTTTATCAAAAGAATCTTTAAATGAAGGAAGATTAATAACATCGTGGGTTACACCTCCTGTTTCTTTATTTATATCAGTTGTTTTATAATAACGAGTTAATTCATCATTAAAGTAATCATTTTCTAAATCAACTTCACCGTAATTTTTTTCAATATCTTTTATAAAGAGAGGATCCATATCAGCTGCTTTTTTAGCTTCCATAATCTCTCTAGAATATTGAGAAATACCATAAGGATCTTTTCCTAGTTTAGGATCAAACCCTTCTTTAGCACTATGCATGTTAATAAACCAATTTGCTTGTGATTTATCATGAGCAGTAGCCCCTTTTCTATTTTTAAATTTCTTAGCCTTTTCTATAGTAACAGGTCCACCATAAGCTTTTGTAATTTTTGCTTTAAATGTACCAGGAGCTCCTTTTTTTGTAGTTCGTGTTGTATCTTCATTAACTCCTAAAGCTATATTTGTTACTATTTCTAAATCTTCATCAGATAATTCATCCGGAAAAAAGCTAGCTAATTCATCAGGATTAGCATTTCTTAACTGAGTAGCAGAAATACCACCTTGATCTCTAACAACATCTAACTGTAGATTATCATACTTGTGATATGATGTAAGTCTACCTAATAATTCTTTATCGTCTTCTTCTCCTCTAGATCCTGCTGCAAAAATTACATTTTTATCTGGATTTTCTTTAGCTGAACTATATACATCACTAATAGGTATTTGTGATTGTCTTACTGATACTTTTGGACTTAAATATTTTTTATAAATTTTCCAAATATCTAATGCATCTTGTTGTGTAATACCACCTCTATCTTTACTACCAACAAAGATGTTATATACTTCTGCATCAGGATATTTTTCAATCATCCTTTTGATTACATTAAAATGTCCTTTATGTGGTGGTTTAAATCCTCCACCATAAGAAACTATCGTTCCTTTTTCATCCATAATGGACTCTACTAAAAATTGAGAAAGACTATTCACTTTGTTTTATTACAGTATTTAATTTTTTCATTAATGGTTCTGGTTTAGGATTTTCTATATCAAAAAGCTTCTTAACACATTTGTAGATTTCTATATTATCTTCAAATGAGCGTTTACTTTCAATAATCTCCCATCCTTTCCCTTGAAACTTATCTTTCCTAGGACCTCTCTTACTGGATTTTAACCATAAGATACCAGTTCTATGAATTTCTTTACCATAACACTCTTCATACATTTCTTTATAAATAGCTGTTTGTAGTTCGTAAGTAGATGCAATCGTATTAGATGTCTTAATATCAAGTATCCATCTCTCTCCATTAATTTCTACTACTAAATCACAGGTTCCGGCTACTTTCATCTTATCTGTAAATAAAAATACCTCTGTTTCTATTAGAGTAGGCTTAAAAGTTTCCCAAAATTCAACAAATCTTAAGAACATTTCCCATACTAATGGTTCATATAAAGGAGTTGAAAACTCAGCAAAGTATCTTATTTCTTCACCTTTTAAGTATCTTTCACATAGATCATGCACTTGAGTACCTTGCTCTCCAGCTTTTTTAACGATATAATCGGCAGAGTATCCAACTCTTTTTAACCAATCTTCAAAATGCTTTCCTTTTGGATAACATCCTAAAACATAAGTAACTGATGGATAATATTCACCATTTCTTTGATAAAACCGAGAATCCTTTAAAGTAATTTGCTTGTGATCGTCGGAAATTTCTAATAATCTATTATAAGATTTTTTTAAAATACTCATATGAGTTGTAGTTTGTAAGACATAAACGAATATTCGTCTATTGGCTGGGTTTGTTGTAGAATTTCTACAAATTTATCGAATCCTAAGTCTGAGGGATCGTTTTCTGTTGTATCGACAATATAGACTTCTTTACCTTGCTTTAGTAAGTATTCGCTATATTTTAATGTTTTTTTAATTGCATCATTATCTAATGCTAAATAAATTTTATCTACTTGAGAGGAGATAAGTTTTTTCATTAAAGCATTATTAATTGATTTACCTAATAATGGTATTGCGTTTCTTTTTATAGCCATCATATCAAATGCTCCTTCACACAATATAATTGGAATATTCCAGTTAATATAGTATTCAAATGGTATAATATCTCTTGTAACTGTAGGATTTTTATATTTTAATGATGACCATTCTTCAAAGCTTCTACCAATAAAATAATTCAAATTACCATCTTTATCATAAGAAGGAATAATTATTCTATTTTGAAATTTACCTGTTGTGCAGTAACCAATATTATATCTTTCAATATCTTTTTCGGTTATTCCTCTCTGTTTTAAATAAGCTAGAGCACGTCTTGATTCAAAAGAACTATCAAATTTTTTAAACTCTTTAGGTAGCTCTATTTTACTTTCTATATCATTGTTAATCTTTGTTGTCTGTACCTTAACATACTTAGATAATTCAATAACTTGTTCTTGGGAAGCTTTTAATCTACGAAAGAGTTTCAAAAGAGATTTACCACTAAAGTCATCTCCGCATACCCAGCATTGATAACTCTGAAAGTGTTTAGATTCTTGATCTAAGTTAACTTCTAATTTATTCTTACGATGCTTACATTTAGGACACTTATAAGAATAATTACCACCAGATGTATTGCGTGAGGGACCTAGTACTGAATTCAGTAGATTAACTAATAATTGATTTACTCTCATTTTCTCTTATAAAATCTTTTCGGTAGAATTTACCTAGAAGATTATCATTAAGATACGAACTTTCTTCCAGAACTTCAAACATCATTTGATATTTTAGTTCATTATATGTTAAAATTTTCTTAGTAAAACAAATTAAAAGTATTTCTCTACGTAATTCATCATACCTATTTTCTTTTCTTATTTCTTTTAAGAAGGTATGTGAGCCAGTATATTTTAACCAGTCAGATTCTTTTTCTACTTTTCTCCATCTCTTCTGTCCTTTAAGTGGAGGTAGCTTTCTTATAAAATGCAACTGCTTTTTTCCTATATATTTTTTTCCTGTAGGAATATGCTCTATTTCGTATATAAAACCAAAAGCTCCTTTAGGAAAATCATTTAAGGATTCAATTTTTCCTTTTTGATAAATCCAAAACATTTTAATACATATCTAAATTAATAACTATATTTGTGTCGTTTACGTTTGATTTAGGTAGTGGTTGTGGCAATTTAGCAACTGCTATTAAATCTAAATTATTATTATACAATCCAACTGTGGTTATGTATGGATTAAACCATGAACCAGTAGTATAAGGATATACAGTACCATCTGGTTTAGATATTATAGTTGGATTTAATGAAAAATTATATTCAGCTTCGTTTAGGTTACATAGAAACTGTGTTTCGTATATTGTTTTTGTACTATCAAATGAGCAGGTTAAGTTTTGTCTTGAAAAAGATTCGCTTATACCTTGAGTATCGGGTGGGAATGATCCTGTTGAAAGTAATTTATATGTAAAAACAATTACACCATGTTCGTAAATTATATTTCCTACATGAGTTATACCTGTGTTTTGTGTTGTAAAAATATTACCTTGCTTATCGTCTGTAAATCTATGGACTCCATCGTTAAATATAAATGAGCCTGGTTTTATATACTCACCGAATAAGCTTCTTGGTATTGTTAATACACCGATATTTGTTCCACCATCAGGTAGTAGTTCTCTAGATTGTGTTAGAGTATTTGTTAGGTAATTGTAATTATTTGTAGTTTGCCTTATTCCTGTTATGGTTCCGTCGTTATTAAAAGATGCAGTAGCGGCAGTATCTCCGTATGATTGAGATAGGTAATTACTATAATATAAGTGTTCTATAGATTCGTATACTAAATCTTGAAATTGATTATTGTATAGACCTGTTGTACTAAAACTAGAGCTATTAAATAGTGATTGAGTTGGTAGTGTTCCTATAAGCAAATCTATATTAACATTAGAGCTACTAAAGTTATTCTTTCCTTGAAAAGTAAAGCTTTTATTTACCTCAAAGGGTGTAACAATAGTGTCTGCAGTAGTAAGTTGCTTGTAAACACTCATAAATATTTTAATATAATTAGATTAAAAATCTAATTTAACTCTAATTAATGCTTCTTTCGTAAAGTCTTTGAGTAGTGGTCTAGATAATTTTGATACTGCTAATAATTCATTAGCATCATTATACATTCCTACTGTTGTTATATAAACTTGAGGTTGATTAATAAAGTTATCATAAATTACTTCACCCGTAGATCCTGAAATAAATGATGGATTTTCTGAATAATTAAATTCACTATTTCTTAGTCTTACAAAAACATAATCTGAGGATACTGTTTCTTCTGCATTAGCTGAGAATGAACCACCTAATTTAATAGCATTATAAAGTTTATCTAAATTTTCTCCTGGTGAGTCATAGCTTCGAGAAGCTTCTAAATTTATTGATTGAGATAGTGCTAAAGGATTTAATAATATTGTTGCAATATCGGGTAAAAATAGTCCATATGATCCACTTCCTGCTACATATCCGTTTCCAGTATCGTATGCTTCACCATTACTACCTGATATAAGCTGAAATGCTCTTTGTGCTCCAATAAATGTATTAACTAATACTTCTTTTGAATCATCGGTTAGTTTTATTAATCCAAATCCTCCTGATCCACTTAGTTGTAGATTAAGGGTACCTGGCATTAACTTTTCCTTATATCTTGTTCTTTCTACTGAAATAGCATAGAAATGTGAACCTGTTACTACATTAGTTCCGCTACCAAATACAAAATTAGAATTTTCATCTTCTAATACTAGGGATCTATATTGTCCGTATGTTGATAGGGTTGGTGATTTAAAAGGAACTAAATCATTAAAAAATGTACTACCGCTACCTAAATTATCACAATAAACAATATCAAATTGAACTGAAGCAGAAGTTGATAGTGTGGGGTCTCCATCATATACACTATAATAATAATCTCCTGAAGATCCTGCTTTTTGAACTGATGATGTAAAGAAGGAGGTTAGTGTTGGTCTATTTTCTGACCATGCAGCAGTGGTTATACTATCACTACTTACTACAATATCTTGAGCGTCAAATCTTTTAAAACTCATTTTATACTTTTTCTATTGTTAATGGAATGGTTAATCTAGCTCCTGAGTCAATTCCTACAAATGTTAAAGTTGATCTAATTAAAGAACCAGCTTGAGCGTTTGATCCGAATAAGGTATTGATTGTTGTTCCTCGTAAATTAATTTGCGTACCAATAATAGTTCTTGATATATTTGTACCAAGTGTTTGATTGATAGGTTGGTTTTGGCTTTGTGCCGCTGCAGTGTTTACTCCTGTTCCGCTAAACGTACTTAATAATCTAACATCTGCAATTGTACAAGTATATCCACTTGTTTCGTTAATTTGTTGATTACCAAGATAATTTAATGTTTGAGGTGTTACTGCAAGAGATGCTCCTTGCTTTAATGTAATTGCAGAGTATCCAAGATCAAGAACTGGTAACTTAGCTGTACCTCTTGGTAGGGTTACTAGTTTGTATTTCATGATCTGAGTTTCCTGTGGGAAAGCTT